TTTTTTATTTATTTCCTGAACTTTAAAACCTTATAGCTATGTATTACATTGATGATTATTCCCTGTATTGCGATCCTTTCAGCGATGAGTATTTCGAATCTCAAACAGAAACGGAATTGCAGGAATTAGGCATTAAATACGAAGTGTATTTAGATGTTTGTTATCAAGCAAACGAGCCTAATGTATTGTCTTGGGAGGAGTTCTTAGCGTATGAACGCTCTCTCAAGGCAAAGGATGATTTCGTTTCAGACGATGATCTTCCGTTCTAGCTTAAGTTCAGCCCGTAATGGGCTGTTCTTTTTTTATTTGCTCCCTGAACTAAAACTTATAGCCATGAAAGACATGATTTTTATTGTTGTATTATCGTTTTATTCTCTATGTGTAATAACTCCTATTGCTGTAGAGATATATGAGTATATACAAAGAAAACGCTCTCGTAATTGAGAGTTTTTCTTTTATTTGTTTTATGATATAGCTTGTCTCTAATGCGGCTATAGTTATTATGGAAAATTGCGTATTAGTTGAAGTAAGAAGTTGGAATGTATATAGTGGTGATGAAAATGATTGGGTTTATGGTATATTTTTTTTGTTACAACTCCAAGGCCAATACTCTCAAACAAAAAATTGGCCTAAAGCTTTAACTACAATTTCCTCCATTTCATTTCAGAAATTGATATTTTTATTTGAAAAAGTTTTGGGTCCCCTTCTCTCGGCCTCACGCTGAAGACCCCCCCCGTCAAGGCAGCCCCACCCCCCACTTTTCCCAGCCCACACGTCAGACCATATACACAAATCAGGCAGGGGTGTAGATATTGTTGTTCAGTTTACCAACTAGTCAAAGTATTTTTGATGATTTTTAGAGTCATCATACATAGCTGAGAGGTAATCATTTTTCTTTTTTTCAAAGAAGTATCGAATATATGTGAGTGTATTTGTTATGACAGAGAGAAGGAGGAGTATGATAAGAATATTTGAGTCTAGGCAGGTCATAACTTATGATTTTATAAAAAATGTGTCGCGAATGGGTTTTTAACTGTTTTTAGGTAATTATACAATACCTATTTTAGCTATTTTAAAATTGGCTACATTTTTGCCTTTGTTGGTTCCATAATCTTCTTTTCGGATACCTTGCATTTCCACTTCTAGCATAATTTTGTATTTGCCGTTTATGTTCCATGAGTTAATTTCAGGGAGGTCAGAATCAGACATAGAGAAAGATGGGCGAGGGTCATAAGATTCTCCTTTAGGCACCATACCATATTTTTCAGTTTCTTTTGCTGATGCTTTGAGGGTTCTCATTTTCATAGCATCTTTAGGTGGCTTTACAGTTTTCATAATTTATAAGATAAGATTTTATGGCAATAAATGTAAAAATATTTTTTATTTAATTTTTGAATATTAAAAATTTGTTGTTTATTTGTACAAAACCTGGAGGTAAAAATGGAAATTTTTGTAAGTAAAAAAAGCGGTAAAAATGTTAAGGTAAGAAATATCTATCGTGCTGTATGCAGCGAGATGGATGATGCGTTTATGTGGGCCGCCGTAGATGCAGAAAATTTAGCAAAGGAGTACGACAAAACCTATCCTTATTCTATCAATTACTCTATAAAAGATGGATCAATGGAAGGATTTTTCAGTATTACAAAAAGAAGTGTTACGCAAATTAATGTTGTTGTATTTGAGGAAGATGTTGACAAAGACATATATGATAATGATGATCTTATCATATATGTTTATAAGGGCAACAAGGTAGCAATGAAAAATTGTCATCCTGCAAATCAAGAAGAATGGAATAATGTTAATCGTGATTGACTACCGGGAACAGGTCGGGATCTACTAATTATTTAACAGCTTGAAGAAGTGATGTTGTAATTAGTATAAAGCAAGTTACATGCGTAAAAAGGGTTAAGGAGCAATCCGGCGGTAAAAATTCATCATCAAATGAAATACATTGGCGAGGTCAGAAAATCCAATGCGTTGAAACCCACTGATAGCCTCTGTAATTTGCTTTTAAAATTGCCCTGTCGTATAATTGGCAGTACAAGTGATTTTGGTTCACTGAATTGAGGTTCGAATCCTTACGGGGCAACTAACAATTAAAACTTAAAAACCATGAATGAAGAAAAGAAAATCAGCAAAGTAAAAATGCTTGAAGGTGGTCTCAAAGGATTAGAGATTGAATACCTTACTAGCAAACAAGTAGAAGGCAGAACTTACCAAGTAGAAAGAAAAGAAAAGAGAAAAGTGCCTGTATCAGGAGAACTATTGAATTGCTTTCATACAATGGATCAGTATTTCAAAGATATTGCATGTGTTAACAATGGAACAGTTTATGGCCTTAAAGTTACTGCAGGTGGATTTCAGCTTATTGGTGAAGTAGATACAGGCATTAACAATAAAACTATTAATTATGCCACTCCATTTATTTCAGAAGGAGATGATTATGCTTCATTTGAAAGTGTATCTAAAGCACTTGATAAGCTAATTGTTGAAGTTGATAAATACATGAAGGGCGAGAATAAGTATAGTGACAAACAGATTGTTATGCAATTTTATGAAAGAAAAGCACCTGATCAATTGACTGAAATGATGTCTAAGTCAGATGATGAAATTGCACATGAAGCTATGCGTATTCTAGAAGAAAAAGGTTGTATTGTAATTGCTCCCGAAGCTTTGTATGGTGAGGATATTTTCACTCCTGCTGTAGAAGAAGTAAAAGAAGTAATAGAAGAAGATAACACTTTTCTTGCTCCACCATCATTTGAATAATCTTGGGAGGTGTCATGTTTAGCGACAAGGTTTATTTAAAAGAAGACACGCATCAGTATTTCTGTAGATTAACAGGTAAAGAATATTCATCAATGTCCGCTGTCAAAAAGTCAGTTAAAAATGACTTTAAAGATAGTTTTGCATATAAAAATGCAAGTCAACAAAAAAGAGATGAATGGACACAAAAAGGTATAGGTGCAGCGACATTAGGAACAAGAAATCACTTGGCTCTTGAAACTTATGCAAAAACTGCATCTATACCTGATGAATTAAGTGATTTATATCCTATGGTAAAAAGCATATTCAGTTTATTTCATGAATATGATAGGGTATATAGTGAACAGGTTCTTTACTCAGATACTTATGGTGTGGCCGGCACAGCAGATAAGATTTGTGCAAAAAAGTCAAAATCAAAAGTAAAATACATTGACATTTACGATTACAAAAATTACGAAAAAGGTATTGAATTTGTAAGTAAGTATGATCAATGGATGAAAAGTCCATTAGATTATTTGCAAGATTGTAGATTTAATGATGTAGCTTTGCAATTGGCAGGATATGGATTAATGGCTAAAGAACAATTTCCTGATGTTCCTGTAAGGAAGCTTTCAGTAATTGTAATACCACCAAATGATCCTTTAAATTGGCAATGTATCACTTTGCCATTTATGTATGCTGAAGCACAAGTATTATTTAAGCATTTTGACTCTTTACCTAAAAAGCAATTTTAATGAGTTACATATTTACACTTGCTAGTGATGGCAAAGTAATACTTGATAAAAATTGTATGAAGCTTGTTCCTTCGATGAAATATCTATCGGAGGACGAGCTTTTGTTTGTTATATTGGCTGTAGATTATCATAGTCCTTATAATAAATTTCCAGATGAAGAAAGGTATCGTAAGGCAAAAAATCATGTATATGGAACAATGCAAATAGAACCATGGGAAGAAGGTCGCATTAAAACTGCCATGAATGATTACATGAGTTTGCAATATGATAGAAGAAGAGAATTAAAAAAAGTATTAGAAAAAAAGCTTGATTTGCTACAAGGAGCATTATTAATGGAAGAAGTAGCAACTAAGATTACTAATACTTTGACATCAATAAAAGAATTAAGAAAAAATATAGCAGATTTAGAAAAAGAAATTCTAACAGGAGTAAGTGAATATCAGTCAATATTAGAAGGAAAAGGCAATAGAAGTTTGATTGAGATTATGCAATACAGTAGAAATGCATTTGAAAACTTACAAAAACCACAGCAACCATGGCAACCACAGGGCCAATAATATGTCCTAAAAGGCCAATTATAAAGACAAAGCAATTTTGTCCACACCCTGTTGCTAAATATGGCATTCCTAGTTATGCTGATGGAAGTATAGATGGAGGCAAGGTAGTAGGAACTGCTGCTTGGCAAAGTTGGTGGGAAGAACAATTTTATTATTGCATTCATGGATATAATACAGGAGGGATTTGGATTCCTGGAAGAATGTATTATTACCTTAATTTTTATTACATCACTACCCTATTAAGGGGATCACATCATCCTGACTATGTTGATTTGGACTTGGAATGGTTCTATACTGTTGAACGTGCAAAGCAAGAGTTTAAAGGTATTATCATGCCAAAGGCTCGTAGGAAAGGTATATCAGAAAAGACCAATAGTGTGCTATCTCATGGAACTCGGTTTGTGCCAAGGTATAAGGCAGGAGTAGCCGCAGGTAATGAGGATTATGTAACTGACTTTATTACCAAATTTGATATTGGTGATTCTATGGTTGCACCTGAATTGCACATGGATAGATTGGTAGATAATAAAGGAGAGATTAAATTTGGATGGAACGAAAAAGATGAATATGGTAAGTTTGGAGATAAGGGATCATTAGCACAAATACTATTGAGATGGATGAAAACTGATCCTAACTTATTTAAAGGTCTTTATCTTAATGATTGCGTATTTGAGGAGTTTGGAGAGTTTGACAAAGGTAAAGAAGCATATTCTGCTACTAAGCAATGTTTCATGGTAGGAGAAATGATGGTAGGAACAGCTTTTGTTTATGGAACAGGTAATAGTTCTAAAGCAGGAACAGAACACATGGCTGAAATGTATCTTAACGCAGAAGCTTTTGGACTGATTCCTTTTTTTATTCCCGGAACTAGAATGTATTTTCCTTATGTAGGAGGTGCAGTAAATCCTATTACAAAAACTGAATTTAATCAAGATGGAACGCGATACGAAAAGATTCCTAATCTCCAAGAATATAAGCCTTATCAAAGGTTTGGCATGGAAGATGAAGAAGCTGCTCAACAGGCTATAGATACATATTTAGCTGAACTATTTAAAAAGCCTGATAAAACTGACTATTTACGAGAAAAACAAAACGTAGCAACAAAAATTGAGGATGTATTTATTAGAAAGGGTTCTAATAACTTTCCTCATGAAATTTTAAATGACCAAGGATTTAAAATAAAATCTTTGACTCATAATAAATATAAACATTGGAAACCTGATTGGATTCGCGATAGAATGGGTCAACCTATTTATCCATTAAAAGTAGATATGGTTCCATTATCTGATGAAGATTTATTAAATCCAGAAGTTGCTCAATCATCTGTAATGATTCTTGATGATGGTCACCCTGTAAAAGGATTTCAAAATTTATTTATAGGTGGTATTGATAGTTATGACGTTGATCAATCCTTAACTTCTAAATCATTAGGAGCAATGGTTGTTTTGCGACAAATGCACATGATTCCAAATGTAGAAAATATGCAACCTGTTGCAATAATACGTTGCAGGCCTAAAACCAAAGAGAAATTTTATGAGTTGTGTTTGATGGTAGCAGTTTATTATGAATTAATGGGTAATGTGCTTATTGATCATGCTAAACCTCTTATTATTCAATACTTCAAAGAAAATGGAGGCATGTCTTATTTGGCAAAAAGACCAACTAAATTTGAAAGTGAGTATTCTAAACAAGTGCATGAGTTTGGAGTATCTATTAATGCAACATCTCAGCCTAAAATGATAGGTTTATTACAAAACTATTTTACTCAACATTGTCATAAAATATGGTTTATATATCTTATTGAAGAATCATTAGGATATGATGAAGGAACATTAAATTCAGATGCTGACTGTGTAGATGCTTTAGGTATTGCTTTAATGCAATGTGTTAGTTTGGGATTAATGCCACAAGACAATAATCAATTAATGGTTAATGATCCTTTGGCTATTACAGAATGGATTGAAGATGCACATGGCAATATGATTCCTGTAATTAAAAATGGAAAGAACGAGGATTATCATGATCCTTTTATGAGATATGTAGAAACAGGTAGTTTTAAATAATATGAAAACAGAAAATCAATTTTCAACACAAGAATTAGAGGACTTCTATACTCATTTAAAAAACTTATTAGAAATTATTCCTGATGTAGTTAAACATAGATATTTAAGTGAAAACAACTGTATTTTATGTAAAAATTGCACAGAGTATTTAGTTTCTGTACAAAAACAAGTAAGACAGGATAAAGCCGAAAAAATGAAATTAATACAAGAAAAGGAAGAAAACTCCTGATTTGTAAATTTTTAACATTTAGTTGTCCATATTGTTAATTTAGTATTTTTGCGAAAATGCGTATAAAAAATCAGTTTCCGAGGCAGGATATTCCTGAAAATGAGAAAGATGAAAAATGGTGTATCCAACATCTTGACTTTGCTACGTATTTATTAATTCAGCGTAATTACTATTACAATAGAAAAATTACTGAATATTTTAATCAATACAATGGCTTATCAAATGCAAATACATACAAGTATTTGACTGAGGCTTATGGTAAAAAGAACAGAACGAAGTTTATTGATTATCGACTAGGAAAAGCCAAAATTGATCTTTTAAATGGCGAATTTATAGATAGACCAATTCGTTCTACAGTATATACTATTAATTCTGAGGCAGTTGCAGAAAAACAAGATCAATATCTTGTAATGATTGGTGCATCACTTGCCAAAAAAGAATTAAGCGTTTTAAAGCAAAATGGTTTGGATCCGATGGAAGGCTTACAAGTGCCAGATATTGATGATGAAGAAGGATGGAAAAAAATCAATTTTAAAAACAAGAATGAAGCTATAATGCAAATCATTGTTAATGAAACATTAGCTTCAGATGATACAAAAACAAAACTAGCCAACGATTTCTTAAATGTAGAACTTGCTTCAATGTGTTGGGGTAAAGTATTTATGAAAGATAATGGCGAGGCATCATATCAATCTATTGATCCTAGAGATGCGATATTTGTTGAATTAAACAACGATCCATTTATAAAAAGATCAATGATTCGTGGTCAAAGAAAACGTTTGACTGTTGCTGAAATTCTTAATGAATATGAACTAACTGATGAGCAAAGGCAGAAGTTACAATATTTGGCCAATAATAAGTCTGATTATCTTAATGGGGATTATGGTAGGTATAGCCCTTTTTCTATGGATAATGGAGAGTTTACGATTGATGTTTTGGAAGTTGAGTGGGATTCGGTTGAGCCTATAATGACAAAACTTATTCCAAGCAAAACAAATCCGGATGTAAGATATAAGCAGGATTTAATAGTAGAAAAATACTATGAAAATCGTGTTCGTTTTGATAAGCAATTTGAAAAAGATAAAGTAGAGGTTGTAACACAATACAGACAAGTAGTATGGGAAGCAACTCGTATAGGTATTGATATTCATATTAACTGTCGGAAAAAACCTTTCCAAATGTTTTATGAAGATGATCCATCAAGAATTATTGGTGGTTCATACACAGGAATGTTATTCAATACTGTCAATGGAACTAGGGTGCCTTTGTCAGAAACTATAGATAATTTATCGCGCATGTATAATGCAACGATGTATCAAATAAACCGGGAACTTGCCAAATTCCATGGTAATATCTTAGGTTTTGATGAGGCATCCTTGCCAAAAGGCAAATCGGTCAGAGATATGCTTTATGAAGCTATTAATGATGGTTTGTTGCGATATAATTCTTCTGCAACAGGTAATTTGTCAAGTACAAATCCAAATGTCAATAGAATTTTACAGCAAATTGATATGGGTTTTTCTAACTCATTTTCTGTATTAATTCAATTAAGAACAGATATTGCTACTACTCTTGACAAGCTTACAGGTATTAATAATGACCGTCAAGGAATGACAAGTGCATCTTCTACGGTTACTAATGCTCAACAGAATATATCGGCTTCAAGAGCAATTACTGCTCCTATGTTTTATATGTTTGAAAGATATATTGAAAACATATTGACTAGAATGGCTGAAATGACAAAATTGCATATTGTTTATCAAGGCAGTAAAAAATGGGAGTCTATACTTGGTTCTGAGAAGTATGGATTTTTAAGAATTGATCCTGAAATTGTAAAATACAATTTTGGTGTTCATATTGCCGATAGCACAAAAGAACAGCGTTTGCGTCAAAGAATGGAAATGTTATCTCAATATGCTTTAAATAGTAAAGAGGTTCGATACGTTGATGTTATGGAAGCAGAGGCGCAAGAATCTATTTCTGATGCAATTGCTGTCATGCAAAGAGGTTGGGAAACAGTACAAAAAGTAAATGCAGAACAACAAGCAGCGGCTTCTCAGCAACAAATGCAATTACAACAACAAGCTTCTGAAGCACAATATCAGCAAGCACTTGAAGATAGAGAAGATAGACAAGCACATGAAGTTGAATTGGCTAAAATTAAAAAAGGCCTAGATGTTATACAGGATTCGTTATACGCGCAGAACGAATTAACTACACAAAATGCTGCGCAAGAACAACAAATGCTTAACCAGCAAGCTGCACAATCAGCACCAATAATGTAAAACCATGAACTATTTAAGAAAAATGTATTTTAACGCAGACTCTAGCGATAGCGGAGCGACTGCTGAAGCACCAAATTTTGATCTTTTAGAAGAAGCATTTGGAGACACTACAATTGACACTTTAACAGAAAGTAATAATGTAGATACTACAGATACAACGAATGATGTTCCTGAATTTGGGACTGATACAAATGTTGATAGTAAACCAAATGATAATACGGATAGTTCAAATGATAAAAAAGAAGATACTAAAAATGATGTAAATCAAGATGACGATCTTACTTTTAAGTTACCTGGCGAGGAAGGTTATATCGATCCTCTCCAAGAAAAAACAATAGAAGCCGATACCATTGAAGAAACCACTTGGTTAGCAATGGCTGAAGCACAAGGATTAAAGATTGAAGAAGATTCTGTAGATGCATATTTAGAAGCCGTTAAGCAGGATAAGGAAATTTCAATTCAAAAAGCTGTTGAAGAAGTACAAAAACAACAGTTTATAATGGATATTGCAAAGTTTCCTGAAACTGAAAGGCTTTATATGGAACACGTTATAAATGGTGGCACATTTGAAAGTTTCCAAAATCCAACAGGAGTAATTGATAGTTATTTGCAATTAGATAATTATGAATTGTTGGCTGCTGATTTACAAGCAAGAGGATTTACAGATAAAATGATTGATACTGAATTAGCATTAATGATGAAACAAGAAATTGTTTTAAATGAAAATACTGCTAATGAACAAGTGGTATCAATGTTAGATCATAATGCCGATAAATTAAGGCAAGGGTTAGAGCTTAAAAGGCAAGAAGTAATACAACAGGTTGTAGAAGACCGTAAGCAAATTAAAGAAAGAGAAGAACAAATAAGACAAGAAAAAGTACGACAAGAAAATGAAACCTTTAAGGAAGAATTAGGCAGGACCGAAACTTTCTTTGACATTCCAGTAACGAAGCAACAAAAAGACTTTATCAAGCAAAAATGGGAATCAGGAGAACTCAGGCAGTTATTTGCTGAAAATCCTAAAATTGCTGTTAAAGCCGCGATGCAACATTACTTCGGGGATCAGGCTTTAAAGATGCTTAAAACAATGGAGTATGATGCAGGTATGGACAGGTTCCGCAGAAAACTTGCAAACGTTCCACCAAAAGCAAATGGCGGCTCGGGTCGTACAAACAATATGAATGCAGGAGGTGATGGACCGAATTTTGACCTATTACAACAAGATTTGGAGGATTAATAAAAGATCATTAACTTATTTATTAATTAAAAACTTAAAAAAACAATGTCATTACATTTAGGTAAAATACAGGTTAAGCAGGGTAAATGGACTCCTTCCTGTACTACTGAGTACAATTTGATTGAAAATCAATTGAAATATCCTGCTATTCGTAGGATTCTTGAGTATTCTGATAAGCGTATGCTTACTACCCTGATTGTTTCAGGTGTTACTAGTCAGTATGCTATTGGTCACCAAAAAACTGCTATCGGTGAAATCCCACAAGATAAAGTTATTGGTAACAATGCTTATCAGTTTGACATCATGGGTCGTATCCAACAGGCTTCTGAAATCAACTTCCAAGTTGGTTCTACACAACCTGATGGAACTTTCCAATTGTCTATGAAAGATGATTATTTGGTTCCAGGCATGAACTGCTTGTTCCATGGTCAAAATTTCCAAGCTCGTGTTATGGGTCTGCCTACAGGAAGCAATGGTAACTATATCTATACCTTTAAATCTCCTGATCAAACTCTGTTTAACTTCGCTACACACGTTGCTCCACAACAAGGTCCAAAAACTTGTTTCGGTGGTTATACTTCTTATAGCGAAAAATCACTGCGTGGTTATGGTCGTTTCCATACTCCTGATACATTTATCCAACACATGACTATCAGCCGTAAAGGTTTTGGTATTTCAGGTGGTGCTGGTTCAGATGTTCTTTGGGTAGAATACGAAAATGACAACGGTGCTACTGCTAAAGGTTGGTATTATGTTCAACAGCAACAAGCTCGTGTACAAAGGATGATGGAAGATGAAACAATGTATTGGGATGGTATTTCTTCAATGAAAGATCCTAACACAGGTAAACTTCTTAACTATTCATTGCTTGGTACTGATCCTGAAACAGGACTTCCAATTACACAAGGTGATGGTATCTTGAGGCAGATTGAAGGATCAAACGTTCTGTATGGTTCAGCTGTAGATGGAACTCAGACTATCGATGATATCATTGATATGATGACTATTCTTGAAAAGAAATGTAACATGATTTCTGAAAAAGAATGGATTGTAGTTACAGGTACAGATGGTTATGCTACTGCACAGCGTTTGCTTAAAGACTATGCTTATAATGACCTTGGAATGAGGACTAATATCAATGGCGAAGGCAACGGAAAAGTTGGTGGTAAGCTTGTAGATGTTGGTTACATTTTTGCTTCTTTCAATATCAATGGTAACAAAGTTACTTTTGTTAAGCACCCAGAATGGGATAACGAACAAAAATATACTGAAAGAGGAAGAAACGGTAAACTTCTTCGTTCTAACATGATGGTATTCCTTGATCTTTCTACTGAAAACGGAAGAAGGAACTTGGAAATCCTTACCAAAGGTGGAAATGGATTCTCTCGTAAAGAGGTTTCTGCTGAAATCAATGGTCTGACAGGAAAAACAGGTTCACCTGTTTACACTGCAGAAGATGCCATCAGGTTTGAGGTATTGTCTGAAAAAATGATTGTTATGTATAACACCGTATCTAGCGGTATTATCTACATGACTCCCTAATCATTAATCAGCTAGAAAAGGAGCCCGGGGTGATAGCCGGGTTTCCTTTTTTATTATTAAATATTAAACTGTATAAAAAAAATACAATGAAAAACGAAGAAAATAAAGTGTATGAACTTTTAAGCAAAAAACAAGTATCAGATTTTTTTGCAAAAGGTTCAGTATCTATTAAAGCAAATGGAACACTTATGTTTATCAATAAAGATGGTTTATTATCAATGCCTAATGTTAGTGTAGGTGATGTTGTAAATAAAGATTTTACAATTGAAAAAAAAGATAGTGAAACTATTTCAATAAAGAAAAAAAAGAAAAAATAATCAAGGGTAAAACCTTTTAAAACCTGAAAAATGGAAAACTTAACTACTGTAACAACAGCCGGAGATACAACTCCAATGTATATTGAAATGAAAAACCAACATGGACATGTTCTTAAATTGGTAAATTTTGAAAATCCTCAAATGTGTCCAAGAAGCGGTAAAGTTGAACTTATTTACTTAAAAAAGAAAGAAAAGGTTGATCCTAATAATTCTTTTAAATGTTTTACAGATCAAAGGACAGGAATTACTTATGGTATTCCAATTGGAACTGATTATAGAACGGGAGAAGTAAATTTTCAACGTATTACGCTCAGAGATTTTAGAATATATGATCTGTCAAATCCACAAGATGCTAAAGAATGGGCATGTGTAAGGATGTGTCATTTTGTAGAAGGTTCTCCTAATCAGTTTGGAAAACCACTTTATCGTATATTAGATCATGAACAAGAAGCACAAAATAAGCTTATTGATGTTGAATATACTGAAAGAGCAATTGCTTTGGCTAAAAAAATTATTGGCAATGAAATCCGTGAGTTTGCAATGATATTGGAAATTCCAGGTATTGAAAATGATACTGATGCAATTGTAAAAGGTAAGGTATATGATAAAGCACTAAAATCACCAAAATGGTTTTGTCAAAAATACGATGATGCTAATAGACCTACTCTTACTGTTTTAAAAAGATGTTTATCAACAGGTTTAATTGATTTTGATCCAATGAAAGGATACTCAACTAAACAAGGTTTGTATCTTGGAGATAATGAATATTCTGCAATTAACTATTTAACAAAAAACAATGCTTTATTAATGACATTAAATGCAGAATCAAAGCAAAGAGATAGATATTATAAAGAAACAGGAGAAAATGGTGCAGATATATTGCCTACTGCTCATGTTGAAGATACTCCAGAACAAAAGCGTATTAAAGAATTGGAAAAGCAATTAGAGCAATCTAATAAATTGACTGCTGAACTTAATGCTAGGTTTACTCAATTTATGGAAATGCAAAAAGCTGCTAATTCTGTAGATAAAAAAGTTGAGCCTGAAGTTAATTTATCTGAGGAGGATGCAATCCGTAATCAAGCTAAAAGTTTAAACATTCCTTATTGGCATAATAAGAAAATTGAAAACTTAATGGCTGAAATTGATGAAAAAGTAAATCAATTATCTAAAGCTGAATAATGAATATAATACAACTCCGAGAAAGAATAGCTTTCCTTAATGACAGGACTGCTAGCGCACGTTTTGATAACTATCAATACGATGAAGCAATTAATGATGCCATAAATCAGATAATTAAGGATAGGTTCGATAATGTTAAACAAGGAAAAAGCTATTCTTTTGAAAGAGTTCAAGTTGTTATTGATGAATTAAATACTCTTGTTAATACAAGTCCTGTAATTGTTCCTGTAGCAAATGTTATACAAAGAGCAAATTTTCCTGCAAATTATAGAGAGTTTATTCTATGTGAGGTTACTATAAATGGAGTAAAAACTTATTCAAGAGAACTATCTCATGCAGAATTACCAAAGATTGATAGGAATCCTTTTAAATTTGCCTCATTTGATAAAGATAGGGTTTGGCATACTTTTAATTCTGCAGGCATTAATGTACAATTTGGAACAGGAACATTTACTGCGGCACAAATAACTTATTTGCGTCAACCTGCAAAAGTTACTCTTGGATTGCCAAGCAATTACATAAATCCTTCTGCAACCGCATTATCTATTGGTACTTCTTATTATGTATCAGTAGATTGTGATGTAAATGGAACACCTTATTTTGTAGGACAACAATTTACAGCATTATCTACAAATTTAGTAAGTGGTCAAGTAATAGCTGTATCTAATACGGTTGATTGTGATTTGCCTGAAAAGCTTCATGATGAAATATGTGATATTGCTAGTGCAACAATGATGGGAACTGTAGAAGATTATAACAAAGTAACATTTTTAACTAACCAAAGTGTTAAAAATTAAATCGTTATTATATTTTAAAACATTTATATATTTACCCTCAATTAACTAATTTATTAACCAAAAATTCTTTAAAAAATGGAATTTAGTGCATTTAAAAAGTCAGTGCTGTTAACATCAAGTGCTAAAACTGATGTATCGCACAGTGGCGGTTATCTGTCCGTCACAGGCAGTCAGAAAATTCGGTATAACGACATTCTGTCTATTAAACAGATAAATTATAAAGCAGAGGTACAGCAAGTATGGACTCTTGGTCCTACTTACACTCCTACTGCATCAACAGTTTATAAATTGCGTCTTGGCGATCCTTTTAAAAGGTATCAAGGCTATGCACAGCAATTGATTTCTGTTGCATTTACTACTCCTGCACTTATTACAACAATTGGTGCAAATGCTTTGGCACAAAGAACTTACATTGCAACTCAGCTTGCTGCAAAAATCAATGCTATTGATTCTTTGTTTGTAACTGCTAGTGTTAATGGTGGTACAGGTGCTTTGGTTCTTACTGATGATGCAGGTTACTATCCATCTCCAACTGCAGGTGGTGTTACTCCACGCAAAGGATTTACAACTGTTCAAGTATCTACAAATGCTGATGGAACTGGATTTGTTACAGGTGATTTGACTCTTACAACTGCTGGTCAATATTCATTTGGTGATGGAACTGATCTTGCTAGTCGCGTTCCTGCTTTCTACGCTTACTTTGGTAACAACCTTATTGGCGGTGAAATCAATAATCCTAAGACTATTTCAGGTGGTGATCCCGTTGCAGGACAAAAGTATAATGCATTTCTTATATCTTATCTTGTTCTTAGGCCTGTTCCAACTGTGTCTGATGTTATGGGATATGAGCAAAGAGAATTTGCTGTATTTGTAGACAATGGTAAAGGTACTGTTACAACTAATGCTGCAGGTTATCTTGCTTTTGAAAGAGAAATGCACAGAGAACTGTTTGGAATGTACAAAAACGATCCTAAAGCTGTTGTTGAATTTTTTGATAATGGTATTGGTGGTTCTTCTATTAATGTTAATGCTACAAGTCTTCCATCTGTAAATGGTGTTGCAACAGGTGCTACACAAGATATTAATGCTTTAAACACAGGTGATAACGTATTCAGCAATTACCTTATTGGTGCAGCTACTCAAATTGTTCCACAAATGACTAATACAGGTCTTAATTTGGAACATGATGCTACTGCTAGTGAAGGTTCAATTTATGACACAGGTACATTTACAAACAATCCTAAAGAGTTTGTTGTTGGCAAGCATGAGTTTTCAACATATTTTAAAGCATCAATTGCTTTGCCTACAAATGTATTGTCAATGCTTGTAGGATTCCGCAAAAAAACTGCTTACAACTTAGCAATTGCAAACTTGGATTTGCTTTCTTTAGGATGGCTTAGTTCAAATGTTGCAGCACAACCAATTTCTGGAACTTCAATATTGGCTACTGTTGTATCAACTAGTTTGACAGGTGTAACATGGGCTGCAGGCGAAACACACACATTGCAAATAAGTGTTAAGCTTGATGGTTCAGTTAAATACTTTGTTGATGGTGTTGATGTAACTAGTTCTTTGGCTAATCCAATTAAAACATTGGTTGCAGGAGATACTTATATTCCATTTATATATCATATTAATGGAAATACTGCTGCTGCTACTGCTACTGTTAGCGAATGGGTTACTGTTCAATCTGCTGATTTTATTAACTAAGGTTAGCAATTAAATTCAAAAGGGGAGGACAGAGTTTTCGGATTCTTTTCTCCCCTTTTTACCATAAATACAAACTGCTATGACGCTTAATGAATTAACCTACGATATTATAATGATATTGACTAAACTTGGGTTTACAAATGACTCTCGTTTAGAAGAATCATATATTGAGTATTTAATACATAAAAAGCGTGGTTCTTTAATTGTAGAAGATTTTAAAAATACAGGTATTATTCATCCTGTGTTCTTTCAAGATTTAGGAATGTGCGATTTGACAATTATAAATCCATCAGAAGATAGAAATATATCTATATGTAATTGTCCTATTGCAAAAGTTACATTGCCAAGAGTGATTGGTTTGTATGATGATATTAGTATGCAGTTTAATAATGGTGTAAGAGTATCAAGTGTATGCAATACAAAGAAGTATTTTCCTATTGCATTTGATTTGTTTAGTCAGATACCTGAACATCATGAAAGAATGAAAATGAAGCAATTTTTTCAAATTGGAGATGCATTTTATTTATCTCCTGTTGTAAAAAAAGCTAGATTTATTGCTGTGCTTTCTAATCCTAAAGAAGGATTTGTAATTCAATCTGAAAATGTAGCAAATACCGATTTGATTATTGGACAAACATATTATGTTGTAGATAAGCAAATAGTGCATAATGGCGTTCCTTATGCCGCCGGGGCAAGCTTTGTTGCCGTAACAACAACTTACTCTGGTAATGGTACAGTTCAGTTTTATAATCAAAAAAGAGCAATTACAGAATTTGATGAATATCCTATTACGGCAGAAATGGCAAATAGAGTAATTCTAAATGTATTAACTGAAGAATTTAAATTAGAAAGCAGTCAACTTGCCGATGTTGTTCAAGATTCAAGAGATTCAAATCAACTTATTTCTAAGTGATAACAATAGATAAAATTGTCAAAAATCATTTGGCAAATGACAGAAATTACTTAAAAGTAAGTGAACAAATAAAATTTTATAAAAGATATTTTGAATTAGTAAAAGATGCGTTAATAGAAGGAGAGCTAGTTGAGTTTCCTAATAAAGGTGGCAAAATTGCAGTTTATCGTAGGGAGCAAAGTAAAATGCCTTCAAAAAAACCATCATTAGTTACAAAGCAAGGAATAAAAAAAGTAAATTGGCATGATCAAATAAATCTTAAAAGGCTAGGTTGGTATTATGGAACATTTTGGAGGCATAACCGAGCGCACTATTTAGGATACATTTTTAAGACAAAAGACAAGTTAAAAAAAGAACTTGCAAAAAAATTAAAAGAAACAGATATAGAATATAGGGCTTATGTCAACAAGCAGACTACAATCAATTAAAATTCCTGTTTTTAATGCCATAGAAGATATGGGTGGATATAGTGCAAATGATGTGCCTGTATTTACTCGTTGGGCAAATTATGCTATTACAAAAGATATTAAAAGCATTGGTTGTTTTGTTAAAAAGATATTTGTTCTAGATGTTAAAAATTGTCTTGCAGAACTTGATCCTTGTGTTATTACGGTAAAAGCCGTATTGCTTGGAGATCATGGATGTGATTGTGGTGTTGTATTTGATAAGTATTACTCAATGTTAGGTAATTCTGTAATGCCTCAATTGCCTATGTATGAAGGTACAGCTTTTATGGTTATTGATGCAAAAGATACTTCTTCGGGTGCATCAATGGTAACTTGGAAGATACAAGACAATGCTATTCTATTTAAGACAAATGCCTATAATGGCAAAAAAGTAACAATACAGACAATTTCAGTTGTTACTGATGATGATGGATTTCCTATGGTTTCAGAAAACTGCATAGAAGCAGTTACTCAATATATAAAGTTAAAATATGCTGAAAGAAGTCGTTATGGCAGAAGTCAGCATAAACTAACTATTAATGATATCCGAGATATCAGGCAAGAGTATCATAGATTGGCTTCTGTTGCAAGAGCAGATGATGGTCAACTTTCAGAATCTGAATACGAAGAAATGGCACACATGCTTAATGATCCTTATGTTGGATGGGGTGTGTCTGTAGGAATGAATCAACACTTTAACACATCATGGGGAATATAGATGTACGGTATTTTGATGGCGGGATGCATTCTGATAATAATCCTGTCTTTCAGCCGGAAAATTCATATAGAAGCTTATATAATGGAAATTTTGTCAATTTAGGTGGTAACAAATTTGCAATAGAGCTATCAAAAGGCAATATTGTATCTTTTACTCTACCTAATAATGATTTTATTCCTATTGGCTTTATTTCATTTGTAAACTTTCTTGCGGTTATATCTACAAATACAAGACCTGGATATACTCCTACAATAAATGCAACTGAAATAGGAAAGGTTATATATAACAATAATGGTACGGGAACGTATGTGCCTTTATATCATCATAAAGATATTGGTCATACACAAGCAAAATTAATAGAAGGTCATGGCAGGGAAGAAAATGCGTTTATTAAAAGAGGTTATTGGACTGATAATAATGTATCTCCAAAAGTTTTTAATTTTGCTGATCCAACTTTTACGACATATTTAACTTCGGGAACCCTTACTGCAGGAAAACAATATATGGTCATAAAAGGCACAGTAATAAGCGGTGCTACTAATTATGGGCCAGGAAATGTTGCAGGAACAGTATTTACAGCAACAGGTGCTGAAACATGGACTGCGGCAAATATTGTTATTGGTTATGTTCCTGTAGAAATACTTGATTGGACTCCAAAGAAAAATAATGGAACAATTAGGTTTAAAAAGTGGAAATTAGGAGGATCGGTATTATCAGGAATGTATGCTTTTGCATATCAACTTGAAGGCATAGGAGGCATTAGAAGCACTTGGTCATTCGTAACAAGACAAACACACGTAACAAATTCCATTCCTGTTAGTGCATTGTCTATGAGTTATCAGCAATATCAAGGTGCAGCTTCTACAACTTTGACTAATAAAACTGTTGTTCTTAATGTATCTGATATAGATCAATTTTATACTAAAATAAGAGTAGCAGTAGTAAGATATAATGCTTTAAATGTTCCTTTACAGCCTCAATTATTTTTTGAAGGACAAATTACAGGCACATCTATGGATATTGATTATGTAGGTGGAACTGCATTATCAAACCTTATTTCAACTGATTTACAAAGTATTATTGTAGGTTTAAGAACTGTAAAAACTGTAGTTTCATTTAAAAACATACAATTTCCTGCCAATTTATCGGAATATTCAGATGTTAATTGGACACCTACAGCAAATGTTACTGTTCAAGAATATCTTGTTCCAACTGATATAATGGGCTACCCAACTCCTGGAGATGGCAACTCATTAAATGGACATTTTAAAGTTAATGATACAATAACAGGAAATACTATTGTATATCCAAGGCAATGGTATAAAGTATATGGCCCTGCAGGTTCTTCAGTAACATATAATGGTGTTGTCTATGGCCCTTCAAGTATAAATGGAGATGTATTTCAAGGTTTGACTACAACATATCCGGGAACAACATGGACAACTCCTGTGGGAAGTCCTGTTGTAGTTGCTGTATTGAGGTTTTCTAAATATGGTACAGGTGCAGGTCAAGTATTTGATTACATACCAATAGAGGATGATTGGTGTGATGAAAAAGGAATGACTGTTCAAACGCACTTAGGGAGTTTTTGGAGAGGCGAAACAGTGAGAACAGGTGTGTTGTTTTATGATCCCCTTGGTAATCCTTTATTTGTAAAATGGCTTGCCGATAAGGCTATTGACAATCAATATCAAACACAAGATGGTATTAACTTGCGCTTATGTGAAAGATACAATACTGCAAATGTATGTTTGCGACATATTGGGTTAAATATATCAAATTTAGACTTAAACCCATTAGTTACTGCATTACAAACTACTTATCAAGATTCTACTATTACATTAAATGATTTAACAAAGTTTGTAAGTGGTTTCTCAATTGTACGAGCGCAACGATCTCAATCTATTCTTGCTCAAGGCATGATATTTCCAACAACATTACAAATAGTAGACTATTATACAGATAATAATACAACACCAGGATATGATGGAGAATGGGATTTTTTAGAAACGTTAGATAAGCACTATTATTTAAAGTTATATGATCAAACTACGCCTGTAGTTACAGCTTCTCCTAAAGGAACTATTGATGAATTACAGACTGCTTTTGGTGCTTTAATTACATGTGGAGCAATTAATGTAAATTTTGGACAACCGGGTATTACGTTTAATAATGATACTCTTGTAGATAGTGCAATTAGTAAATTGGATACGACCAAACGGAGTGCCTTATGGTGGAACTTCAGATGCATCTAAAGCTAATACATTATATGTATATTCAGGACATTATCAAAAGTTAGATACTGCTTTTATGTCATATCTTACAGGTAATGCAGGTATTGTTAATAATATACATGTATTTGGTGGAGATGCCTTTGTTTGTATATATGATTTAGCAAAAGGAATTAAAAATGATACTGATGAAAGATTAGGTACGCCATTTTTTTCAGAAGGTATATTATTTCCAATTGAATCTCATATAAATTTAGGACTTAGGGAAGGAAGGCATTTATCAAGAGATAGAAGTTATGAATTTATTGGAGGTGTCACATATAATCCGGGCGGTATTGACTTTAGTACACCATCAGGATCGCAAGTTGAGCAATTTACATATAATGGAGTTTATTCTTCTGTAGAACAAACTTACAGATATGCTGCTACCCCTGTAGGTTGGTTGCCTAATAATAAATTTGAAAAAAGGGCAAGATATAGTCTTACTAAGTATGATGGTGAAATAATTGACAATTTTAGAGTTTTTTTACCTAATAATTTTCAAGAAGCAGAAGGGCGTAATGGAGAGATTAACAATCTTATAGTAGGAATTAATCATTTATTTTATTTGCAAAATAGAGGTGTAGGTTATTTTCCTGTAGCTGAAAGAGAAACAGTTAGCACCGCACTTAATCAAGCTGTTCAACTTGGTATAGGTGGCATTATGACTCGTTTTGATAATATGAATACCTTTTATGGTAATCAGCATCAATGGGGTGTTATTAGAATGCCAGACAGGTTTGCTTGGTTTGATATGCGAAACAGGACTATGTTAATGATGTCTTATGGAGCTGAAGGAGTGCAAGAATATTCTATAATTAAAGGATTAGAATCTGAATTATATGCTTTATTTACAGATATAGAAAATGATCCTAGTCCTAATATATTTGATAGTGATCAGCCTTTATTAAATAGAGGTATTGCAGGTGGTTATGATCCTAAATATAAAATGGGCTTTATGACCTTTAATTTTTCTAAAAACAATAATGGTGTTTTAGAAGATAGGTCAATTACTTTGGGATTAAATAAAATGCTTGACAAGTTTATTGGATGGTACAATTTCACACCTGGCATTTGGGCGCATCATGGCGGTAATACATTAAGTGTTCCTGTTATTATTAATCCATTTGCTATTGGGTATGCTTATGAATTTGGCGAAATTGTAAGTGATAATTTTAAAAATTACATTTGTATTGTGCCATTTACATCAACAAATAATAATGAAAGACCATCATTAAATACTACAAATTTTAAACAATTACATAAAAGTTCTGAAATATTTGTACATTGGCGTGGTAAAACAGGACAATTTTATGGTAAAGTGTATGATAATAGCTTAGAAATTGTTGTTAATAAAGACAACTATGATGCAAAAGCTATTGATACTTTAGAGTTTAATGGCAGTCCTGTAAACTATGACACTATGCAGTTTACATCTGATCAAGGAAGTGTTTCAGAGTTTACATTAAATTCAAGAAATTACAAATACTTTGATAGCAATTGGAATTTTAATGTTCCATTAATAAATAGACAGAGATTTGTAGATAATTATTTGATAATAAAAGGAATAGTAAAAAATTATAGCACAGATCCTACAATTAGTTTAGATAAAGAAAAAGTGCTATTAAGTGTTAAATCAATTTATAGGATGAAAGTATGAAACCACCTAAAAGAATTGTAAAAAAATATGCAGGAGGAGGGTCGGTTAATGACCTTAATGAAACTCAAAAGCAAGAATATTATGCTCTGCCTGAAGAAAAACGAGAGCAATTTCTTAAAGATGCATTAGCTTCTATGGGTAAAACATACATTCCTACAAGCAATCCATCTGCAAGTGCAACTCCTGCTCAAATGGCAACAAATCCTGCTTCTACAACAGGAACTACTGATATGACAACTAAAGCTGTTAATGTAGCTACTCAAACTGCAACAAATATTGCACAATCAACTGCAGGTACTGCAGCTTCGGCCGCAGGAAGTGTTGCATCTGCTATTCCATGGGCAGCTGTAGGAGAAGTAGGTGGAGATATAGTAAGAAGCACAGGGACTCAAACAGGTAGTGATACATCAGTATATGCTACAAATATGGGTGCCGATGCATTAACAAGAGCAGGGCAAGGTGCGGCATTAGGAAGTATAATTCCAGGTGTAGGAACGGCTGTTGGTGCAATTGTAGGCGGTGCTGCAGGTTTAGTTGAAGGAGCGTTTAAATCTAATAAACAAACTAAAATTAATGCACAAAATAAAAGTGCAGAACAATATAATCAAACACTAAAAGCGGCAGGAAAAGGTGTATACGCTAAAGGGGGTAAAGTAAACACGTCACAATATGATTCTTATGTTGATTATTTAAATAGTCAATATGCCACTAATTCATCTTATTCTACAGGAGCGGCAGGAGAGCAAAATAAACAAGAAATGCTTAGTGAGAGATTTGGAGATCAAAGATTTAATCCTCCAACAAAATTAAAGGCAGGTGGCAAACTTCCTACGCCTATGACAAGAAGTGGTATGAATCCTGATTTTACTGCAATTCCCGGTTATGGCGAAGGTGGAGAAACAGGTAAAAGAGAGAAAAAAATTAAAAAACCTGCAAAAACAATAAATCAGGCTTTAATTGGATTGGGTATTGGTGCACCACTAGGATTAATGGGTGGAGCAGCTATTGGCGGTAACTACGGAGAAAAAAATGCTCCATACGAAGATATACCAACTTATCTTAGAACTACACCACAAGTAGATGAAAGAGCTGCGTTTATAACAAAAAACAATTTACTAGGTATGGGTATTGGAACGCTTGGTAGTGGGTTACTTGGTATGGGTGTTGGTGCTGTAAAAGGAGCTATTGAAAATTCAAGATATAAGGCACAGCAAGATAGATATCATAAAGCAGCAAAAATTGCTAGAGATTTAAAAGCGGCTGAAGATGAAAGAATGCTTTTGCAACAGTCAGTAGAAAAAGTTAGGCAGAATCAATTAAAGATGAATCCTGATGTAAATCCTGAAAACCTTCCTATTGATGAAGAAGCAAAGCAAAAGTATCTAGAAGAATTAAATCTTAGACGTGGTGGCGAAGGGAATAAATCAAAACAAATGTATCGTGAGCAAATGATTGATAGCGGTGCATTTTTTGGTGCTGCTGACGGTGGAACAATAAATGCCAAATATACTAAAAAGCCAAAAGGAACTATGCCATATCCTACAATGGCAAAAGGTGGAGAAATATCAGGCCCCGGTGGTCCTAAAGATGATGCTATATCTGCTACAGTAGAAGAAGGAAGTTTTATTGTTCCTGCTGAAAATGCAAGTATTGCTGAATACATTAGAGCAAAATACCTTAAAAAACCTACTGAAAAAGCAAATTTAGCACAAGGCGGTAAGTCAACATCTGATGTTATGTTGTCTGATGGAGAACATATGTTTACTAAAGCAGAGGTTGATAAACTTACTAAGATGGGTATTAACCTTGATGAACTAGCTCCTAATTCAAATCCTGAGAATAAACTTCAATATGGTGGTGCAATTGC